GGAATTGCTCATTAACTTCATTTTGTTTTCCAGCGTGCAGGGAATTGCATTTCCTTTGCTGTCTAAAATGCCTTCCCAGCCAACAATGGCATGGTCCCAAATCATCTCTCGCTCTTTCTTTTCTTGTTCAGGTGTTTGGTCATTATAAGGAACTCTCACATATTGTCGTGTGTCCTTATCCTTGACGAACTCCGCTTTTTTAGTTCGGGTTTGGGATTGTATTTTTTCAAGAGTTTCAGCATCAGCTACTCGGACACAAACCCGTCCCGCGTCCTTATCCGGTTCTAAATAAATTGTCTTGCCCTCTTCGACTTTACTCTCGAAAAATCGAAACCAATCACCTTTAGACCCACTTTCTAAATCAAACTTAAACATAGTGTTCTATGCCTTTCGCCTTTCGGCTAGCGCAATTAAGCGCCCGCTAAGTTAAATACATGAATGCGCCAGAGACCTTGCCTTCAAAGGAAGTCTTAGCCATTCCATTTCTGTCCGCATCAACTTTACCTGCTGAGGTCATCAGAATATGTCCTGAAGTACCAACGTGCAGATAAGAAGTTGAGTTAATCCAAAACAAAAGTCCGCTTGTCGTGCTGCCGTTCAACTTGGTTCCATTGTTGACAGCGTTTTGTAAAGTCGTCTGCTGCGGATCAGTAGGATCGTAGGAAACATCAGTTAAACTGATTGTCCCGCCGTCCGCTGAACCGAACTCAAAAATATCAATGTCAACGCCAAATTCTGAAGCGTCAACGGTTTTGCGAGTAGCACCCGAAATTGAGTATTTACCCGCGCCTAAAATTTTCGATGTGACTCCCAGTGTGACACGTTGGAAGCTGCCCGATAAGGTTACTGCTCTGTCTGCCATTTTTCATTTCCTCCTTAATTTTTGTTGCTATTTGATTTGAGGCAAAGAAAAAGGGGCGGACAAGTAGAAGTGTAGGCTCCTACAAGCCGTCCCTTAAATCTTTCTTGCGTTCCTGATTGTCTGGCCGGACTTTCAGAAAACCTCAAATTTTAAATTATGCTACTTTTATAGCCCTCTCCATATTCTGCTGATGCTCTTTTTGTTTCATACTTCTGTAAAGTAAATTCGTTTTTCTGTTGACTACCATTGTGGTTAAATGTCCACATTCAAGAGATGTATCGACAAATATTTTATATCCGGCTGCTTGTAACTTTTGGCAAAACAAAATATCTTCACCGATAATCCTTCCTGTCCCTTCTTGCTTTTTAAATTCAAACCACGGATAGGGTATCTTGCGGAATACATCCATGTCATACATTAAGCACCCGCCACCCGTAGCGTCCACTTCAACTAAAGAGCCTTCTTCCCATTCATCAATAGGTTCATATCCGTTTGTTCTTTCGTCAACCTCTTGAATCTTTAACATCAAAGAATCAAACGGCGGATAACGACGATGTACTCTACAACCGACAACCGGAAGTTTATGAGACAATAGTTGAGGGATAGTATTTACGGGGTAGATTTGGTCTGTGTCCATAAAAATACCATGAGTGCACCCCTCTTTTAATGCCTGTTCCACGCAATTATTCCTTAATGCCTCGATTCCACCATTATCCGCATGAATGAAAACATGAGTCGGCTTTTCCATGAGAGCATATGAATAGAAAAAGCTCGAAGGTACTTGCGGGAAACTCAGTGGAATCATAATAGCCAATGAAAAATTACTTATCTTCATGCCGCCGCCTTTCTGTCTAAAAATACTTGAATATCATCGGACATTAAAAGAGGTATCGCTTCTCTTATTACTTCCTCATCCCAATCCCACCATTTTAATTCTAACAATAATTTAATTGCGTCATGGCTGAATCTATATTTTTTAAATTCTGCCGGATTACCCGCAACCATCGTATAAGGTTTTACATCCCTCACGACAACACTACCAGCCCCGATAATCGCCCCGTCACCGATAGTTACACCCGAAAGGATAGTTACATCAGCCCCTATCCAAACATCGTTTCCTATCGTAACGTCGCCCTTTGAAACTTGATAATCTGGTATATCAGGACTGTCGGGGAACAAGGCCGAAAACGGGAATGTCGAAATCCAATCACCTCTATGATTACCACCAAGAATAATCTTGCATCCTTTGGCTATCGAGCAGAACTTTCCTATTGTTAAATTGGCGTTCTCAAGGAAAGATACATCTATATCTTCATCGGCGTATGAGTATTTTCCCCATATAACCGAGTTAATATCACTCGTAATAGACTGCTGTTGCCAGAAATCAGCACCCCACTTTTCGGCAAGATGTTTGTCATTTCGTTTGCAAATTTCATCATATTTAAGCTGTCCGGCCTTTTCCATATCGCCGAAAGTCTTAGAGCCTTCATGGTGAACATAGGTATCAAGGGCAATGCCTACCTTATAGCCTTTCTCACGGGCGCGGAGACAGAAATCTATTTCTTCACCGGAACACGGCCATAAACTTTCGTCAAACTCTCCAAGTTCATCAAAGAGCGGCTTCTTAAAAGCCATACAAAAACCAATGACAAAATTGACTTCCTCAACTTCTCCTTCGCGTTCTTTTTCTAAATAAGAAGCCTCTTTGTTCAATCCCTCAATGTTCTCATATACAGGAAGGGTTATTTTTTGCATTCCGGCGCAATAGTTCGTCATGGGCGCAATAATTGAAACGTCATTTAATTTATCGGCCAATTTATATGCCCACCCAGGCGTAACAATAACGTCATTATTTAAGAGAATAATTATATCGCCTTTGGCTTCTCTAATGCCCTGATTGACTGCTTTTGGGAATCCTAAGTTTTCTTCATTACGAATTACCTTGATTTCAGTAAATCCAGAAAACGGAGGTTTGATCGGCGGATTAGAACCGTTGTCGATTAAGATAATTTCACAACCCTGCGTATTCTCCAGAACCGCCGTGAGGCATTCCTGAGTCATATCATGTTGGTTAAAAACCGGTATTACTATGGAGATCATATCTTTCCTTTCCTACTTAATGTGTTGTTTCTATTTTAACATTATTAACAAAAGTTTCCTTTGTGGGACTTCCCATATCGGTAACATCTATAAAATCAACGCTGATATGATTTATAACGCCGCCTGTTTTTTTATTAAAATCATCCGCAATTTTTTGTATGCTTTCCTTTGCCTCTTGTATCGCTAAATCTATTTGCTGATACGGTTTCATATCTTTCCTTTCCTAACTTAAAGAAGTCAGCACTTCAAAATCTGCTGCCCAGTGGTCGAGTTTTTGTAATCCGTCAAGCGTGGTTATTTCCTCACTCATTGTTGTTAAATTTTGTTCTCTCATCCAGACTAATGTATTGCTTGTTATGGTCATTGAACATTCGTCAAATAATGCTTTTAAATCTTTATACATCGTTGCAATTTCCGTTGCTCCACTCGAAGCAGAGAATAAAGAAAACTGAATCAACGTATTTGTGTAGTGTTCGGTAAAAGTCTTTTCTGGTACGGCAGACACGATTGAATAAACCACATACGGAAACTCGCAATTATCAGGGGCGCGATCAAGATATATCCTTCCGCCAACGTCCGTATTTAATGCGGAGCCTGTTATCTTGCTGGCTATGGCTGTTAAGAGATTATTCATTTCGCCTCTTTTACCGTGATATCCAAATACTTCATAACTCCGTCAATTACTTCAATCGGGGGACCGATAATCGCAAAATAAGCATTGCCTTGTTTTATTCTCCATGAGCTTTTAACGTCTGTCCGAAACTGGATCCTAAAATTATGAACCTGTATTCCGGTTGTTGCCATTGCCTGAACTGCCTCGTCGCTTCTGTGAGTTGTTTTTTTTGCCCATACTGTCGCCGCGTCATTCCACGTTGTAACCGGAGAACCCATAGCATCCTTGGCTATTGTCGGGTATTGAAGCGTTATTCGTTTGTCAAACTGGCTCGGACTCGTTCTCAAAATTCACCCCATAGTCGATAGTTTGTAAGTAGGTTCATTATTGCCGGTTTTAAAATCTCATTCCGGTCGCCATGATAATAGGCATCTTCCGCCGCCAATTTGACCGCCCTTTTAATGTTCTTCGGGATGCTTGCTGCTGCCGTCCAACCACAAACAAATTCAATGGTGATAGGATTTGAGGGGTAAAGACTGTCTGTCGGCCATGACACACCATCCGGCAAAACTATTCGTCCGATGCCCTCGCCGTTTGTTTCCACAAGATAATCTGTTCCGGCGGTCATTGTGGTTTCCGTGCCGTCCGAATCTTTGTACTTAATCGAGGTCACGCTTTGCAAATTTCCAAATGGAATCTTTATAAAATCAACATCGGGAAATTCATCAAGGTAGGCGTACCATATTTGAGTAAGTAATGCCCTTCGCGTGACGTTTTCAACATATTCCCGCGCTTCAGTGATTAGGTCGGTTAAATTATCATCATCCGCCGTCACCGCTGAATTGACAATTATATCAGCGCTGAACTCACAGGCCGCGACAAGAACTTTCGCCACGACTCGAATATAAGCCTTTGTTCCGGTATAGGCCTTTTCTTGAATAGCGTTGTCGTTTGCAGAGGTGACTTGTGTAAAGGCTCCGCCTGTCCAATCCGTATAGGTCGCGTTGTCATCTGACTCTTGAATTTTAGCGTCAACGGTACCGCTTGCGCCCACAGGTCCGGCGTTAAGATTGACAATAACAGTTTTCCCGCTTACGGCTACGCCCGTGCCTGCGTGAGTGGTGTAATTATTTGCAATAGCATGAGAACCAGGCAATATGCTTTGATAAGTAATAATATCACCGGCAAAAGTTTCTGAATCGAGCTTTAAATGCGCCTTCAATTCACTAAGAGTGATCGGTTCAATTGTTGGCGCGGTTTTTAATACACAAATCATAGTGAGTCCTATTTTACTTTAAGTTTGGCGACTGCTGCTTCAATGGCTCCATTGATAACATGGGTTGCTACTGTGATTCCCTGCGCCTGCAAATCCCTCAAAATAATCTTGTATGCTTCAGCTTGCTTTTCGGCTCCTGGCATTGTTGAGGCTTCTAAAGCTTTTACAACTTTGATTGCCGCTTCCATAACTAGTTGCCCTTCATCTGAAATAAATTGCAGAACAAAAGGTTTTAAAAATACCCACACCGCGCTAAACAAAATTTTTAAAAAACTCATTGTGTTGCTCCTTTCGTCAGAACCTGACTTTAAAAATTGTTATCATAAATCCCTTTTTCTTTTTCTCCGGTGGCCTATATTCCTCGCGTTCCGGCGGAAATTCTTCAAGTGGTGGCTTGGATTTAGCCCATTCCTTGAACCGTTTTTTAAGCCACTCAATCACTGTTGAACATTACCCCCAGTGACATTTGAGTCTTTGCTAAATAGCCCTAAGAGGAAAAGACCAAGGACGCTTACCGCATTACATACTTCCGGCGAAATATTAAAAGCGGCCAATATCTGGCCTGCCGCCGCCAGTAATCCCGATGCCGTTGTTTTCCAGTTTTTCATGTTAATATCGCTCCTTAAATATATTGCTGTTAATTTGCTTATAAGTTTAAGTTTGTTAAACGTATTCATTATCCGGCCTCAATTAAATCAGTTACTTCTTGCGCCCGTTTTGGAACTTGTTTAAACCACGCGCTTTCTTTCATATTCTCTGCCGCGTCTTCCCAACGTCCGGTATTTATCGCGGCGATGGTATGAACAAATTTACTTGCTCTTGTTTTGCCTAGTTGAAAAACGAAATCTATCAACGCCATTCTCCGATTAAGAGATATGTCGTCCCATGTTGGAAACAAATCCAAGCAATCTTTAATAGCGTTTGATACTGAAATATTTAAAAGGATATTAATCATGTCATCCGTTATTTCGCCGTACTTCTTCAGATAATCAGCAATAGTTTTTGGCAGAGGGTTAGCGTCCATGTTCCAGCCAACGCCGATTGTGTTTGCTCCGGCTGGGCATTTATAAGGTTTCTTTCTTCGGCCTTCGTGTTTTTCTATAAACGATTCGATTGTCATTTTATTTCACCGCACTTTTTATGGAAAAGCCTAGCCACAACAAGCCAAGGGTCCCTGCAATAATCGCCGTGACGATTGTTTTAAGCACTACACTTTTGCATTGTTCGCAGTATGTAATCATAGACGCTAACCATTCGTGCTGTTTATAATGCGTTTCGCGGTCAATATAGAACGCCTTCAGTTCCTCTTGAAATGCCTCTTTAACAGCTTCCTTGATCGCTTCTCGTTCCATGTTGACCGTCCTCTAGTATTCTGTTATGCGTTTGCCTTCTCTTGTGGCCGGCAGCGGCAATGTCCTCAAGCCGTG